GGACAATGAATTATCTTCTTAAAAATTTTGTTCGACCAGAGTTTTTATTTTTGTGCACTGATGGAATAACTCAACAATACTCTGATTCACATTTTTATAAATTTATGAGAGGAAAGAAGGTTTTTTGTAATGATGTCACTGAGATGGACGCAACTGCTTCTTATGCTACAATTCGTTTCTTTTGCATACTTATGCAAAAACTGGGTTCATTGGCTGGTTTTGACCTTGATTTGGAATCTTTGTTATATATCATGTTAAATTGTTCCATCAATTGGCGCACTAGTCATTTGACTTTGCGTATAAAAGCTGATATACATTTCATGTTGTCTTCAGGTCATGCTTGGACATTAGTTTTGAATACTTTTACAAGCCTTTATTATAATTTGCTCATGTACCCAAATTTGTATGCAGGCCAATTCAAAGGTGATGATTCAATGGTTGTTGGTGATTTTACTCTCAATCCGAATTTTGAATTTTTAAATGCTGCAAAGGTGATATGTAAGCCTGAATTTTTTGACACACACCCTGAATTTTGTCATCGCATTTATGATGTCATTTCTTCTCCTGTTATTACAAGGGGTGCTGCCAAGTTGGTTTCTTACTCACAAGATTTCTCTCAGCAACACGATCAATCAATATTTCATGAGTATTTTATTGGATGGAAAGAACAATATCGCGAAGCCTTCTCTAGAGAACAATATTCATTTACGTTGGCTAACAACTTAGTTTATCATCGGAGGCAACAGAAACAAGTCTCTAAAGTTAATGATTCTGATTTTATTGTTCATGTGGTTATGCAACTTATGCACACCATACTCAACGCCGATTCAAGACGTGTATTTAGATGTCTTAAATCCGTTGAGTGTGTTTCACACTAAATGTGTGCCATTTGGCACACAACCCCATTTTGGGGTTAATGAGTTTGTAAACAAAAACAAAAACTCATCCACAAAAATGACAAGTAAAACCCAAAAAGAAACAATTAAGACTTCACCAAAGTTTTGTGTCCCTCATTTATTCCGGGCCCACGGCATAACAATACCAGATGTAGTTTATACACGTACATTATTTTCACAACTGTGTGCAGATCGTAGTATTGCTATTATGCTTAAATGTCCTGAAACTTCCACTTACATCAACTTTGGTGACTTTTGTGATTTCGTATTTGTCATTTATTGCGATAGTGATTACAAACATGCTTTTTACATGTATCACTGTCCCTACGTCGACAAGGAATACAAACATATTGATTGTGAAAAATGGAGCATTTATAAAGGTGAAATTGCTGTTGCGAGTGAAAATAAGAAAAAACCTCAAAAAATTAGAAATGGCAATCGTTCTAAAATTGTCATCACTGAAAAGAACTCTGAGAAAGCTTATTTTCCTAAGAAAGCTAAGAAGAAGATCGCTCAAGCCACGACACAAGTTTTAGTCCAAACCTCTAACTTATCTAAACCACGTAAATCGATTCAAGATAATAGTGGCAAATTAATTGTAAAAGGTCGACGTGGCGTTAGTAAGGATGAAGACAATTATATTAAAAGATTAATTGTTCAAACTACGAATCTTCATTCTTTGCAATTGAGTGGTAAATATGTTCGATTTTGTGATGGTAATAGTATTAAGACTTCATTACACCATGCTTTTCGAACTGAAGCCGTCAACTTCATTTTGCCTCCAGGTACAACTCAAGTTACTCAATATTCCTCAATTATTCACAGCGGAACCATTAATTCACCGTGTTTTCAAGTCACTAGCAATGCTAACCCAGGTCAGTTCACCATCGCTAATCTCGTTTCCACTGGTCCTAATGGTGCTTTGACCGACACTGTCCACTCCTCAATCCCTAATCAACAAGTTCCGTCCAATTCTCAAACTTTTTGGGTTCCTTTGCGTTCTGGTATTTCAACTACAGTTTCTGCAACTCCGACATCTTATTTTTATTCACCATCGGAAATTTATGGTGCTAGTAATGGTGTTTAGTTTCAGGTATGGGTGTTAGCAGCAGTTTCTTTCCTCTCACACCACCAGCTTCGCTTCCTGCTGATATTGGTTTTGGTATTGTTGGTCAGAATGATAATTTGAGCGTTACTGGAGTTCTTAATGATGTCAACGGCACTGGTGGCTCTACTTTCGCAGTTTCTATTTATGCGGCTTTTTGTGATAACACTGTTTCTCAATGGGTTTCTTATCAATTGGGCACTTACACAAATACTGTTCCATCTGGCACCACTCTCAATACTTTCAATTTCAACATAACCAACTATGCTGCAAATGTCACAACCACAGGTGTTCTTGGCGGAGTTTATATCTATATCACTGGTGCAACTTCAGTTAATTGGGGCTCAATCAACGTAAAGGTAATTTCTGCTGGTAACATTCGTTCAACTAGCAATTTCTTCTGTCCTTTCTCTTGGTATTCATCTAAACCATGTGTTGATTCTGCTGTTTTGAATCGTGTGGCTGAGCGTTATCGTTCGCTTTCTGCATCACTTCTGTATACAGATGTTTCGCCTCTTCTTTATGAAAATGGACAGAACTTTGTTGTTCCTATTAATTCTGGTACACGACCTTCTGAATCTTCTGTCTTCGGCCCTAATTCCGCTGCCACTTTCATGGGTGAACAGGACATGGTTCAAAAGAAAGGCTTTTATGTTGCACCTTTCAAATTAACAAATTTGAACACGAGAGAACTGCAAAACACCCAAGATGACTGGTTGGGCATTCAACCATATTTTGTATCTTATGGCGTCTATTCATATCCGTCTTCTACGTTATTGTCTGCACGGATTATGTATGATGATTTATGGGAATTTCCTCTTGGTAATTCTCAGCTTTTCCCTATTGGTACAATTACAAGTAATACCCTTGCCCTTGAAGTCATCGAAAATGCTTTAGTTTCAGGCTGGATTATCAGTGAGAATCCTAGTCATTTTAAAGCAATTACCAATGTTGTTCGTAAAGCATTGGATATGGCACCCAGATATTTAGGTTATGCCAATAAAGCACTCGATTTAATCGATTGCATCTAATGAAGTTATTTTCTTCCCCAAAAGTTTTTGTACGGTTTCTTCCGTTTTCTTTTGGTTTTAATAATATATATATATAAATGTGCTATTCACAC